GAGAGTGATGATGATATTGAATACTCGGAAGAGGAATTAGCAATAATCAATAGTGTAGATGAAGCTCGAACAGATATATAAGAATATCCAAGAACGACTCGATGTCGGTGATAAATTATGGGCGGACGAGGGTGGAGTTAGTGCATTAGCAAAAAGATGGAAAGGCTTTATTGAAAAGCTCTACGCACCCGATTACGAACCTAATACCGAAGATGAAGAAAAGGTATTAGAGTTATTAATGAATTACTTCCGAACTAATAAATCAAGTGGTTTAGAAGTATATTTGAAAGATTTGCTACCTTTAAAATCTAAATTTCCTCAAATTTTAGATCCTCGATCTCAAGACTACACACCTGCTGCTAGCGAAGAAACCGAATGGGTAAGTAACGGAGGGGATTACGTGTGGAGGGGGGCTACTATGCCTCTAAGTCAAGCTAAAAAACTTATCCAAAATGCTGTTTATAAGCACTCGGGACTCATTAGCTCAAGAGCTTTCATCGCCAACCAACCCAATATAACATATGTTTCCAGGGGTGAACGTGGGTTTACCTCATTCTCTTCAGATTTAAGGGGAGCACTTAACTTTAAAGGCAAAATGGGATCCGATTCCGTCACAGTTGTCTACGGGGTTAAAAAATCCAACCCTAATCTGATAATGAATCCTGATGCTTCCGATAGCATCTCTATGTTTAAAGAAAACGAGACCTTATACGTCGGAGATAACGTCGAACCTGATGTTGTTATTATTAATGATGTACGGATTTTAGGTCAAATGTACAAAGAAGCAAGCCCGTGGGTCAAAGCTATTAGAGGTGATTCCGGAAGTGATCCTACTTTTTCTCAATGGGAATCTTATGGCACTCAATGGGCCGAAAAAGCAAATCTAAAGGAGCCTAGTTTTGATAACGTGAGGGTTGTGGATTTTCAAAATACCCCAATGAAATCGCTAGAAGAGATATATACGGAGATACGATTAAATGAAGTCGGTGAAGGAACTTCCGAGCCATTCAAATATAAAAAGAATTTCGAGAGAGGTAAATCATTCGGCTATATAATTGATGGGTACGTTAAAAGTACAAATAATAAACCTGATTTAGAAGTGCCAATTAAACTTCAAGGCCTTGATTATGATCAAGATATTGAAGATCTAGAGCCTGATTTTATAGAATTTCTGAGTGCGGATGGGTCTGATCCCGAAGGTACTTTAAACGGAATTGAAGTTATTTTCTCGCATGCTGATAGGGATACTTTTGCTCTAGTTAATGATGTTAAGTTTATGTTTAGGTTGATGGCTACTATTAAACAAATCCTACAAAAAGAATTCTCTAGTAGTATGCCTGATGTTTTGTTGTACTCACCTACTAAGGAAGGTAGTGAAGCAATTGAAGATACTGGTCGGCATAGATTGTATAAAGCATTTATTCAAAAGGCATTTCCAAGTGCTCGTATGTTTGTTGACGATAGAGGTGAAGAAATCATATTTAAGCTAAAATAGATGCGTATATCGGTTATTATAATGGTTTTATTGTGTAGTATAGGGTGTAGTACCACATCAAACATGCAATGTGATGAGCTCTATGCTACGGATTACAATTGCGATATACCACAACGTACTAGCTATAATTCGTATTACCCAAATACCCAAACTATTTATTATACTCCGCAAGTTACTCGGAGGAGGCACATACCTCACACACCCCACAATCATATTGTAGTTCCTATTAAGGAAAAAAATACAATCTCCAAAAAGAGAACTCCTATTACTAGTAACACTAAGGGTGGTCGATAAAGTATATACGGAGATATGGGAGTGGAGGGGATGTTGAGGAGTTTTTGTTGATATTTATTAGTATGGCAACATCCTATACAAGATTACAATTAAGAAGTTTTCAAACCTCTTCTATTGATTTAGATGCTCTAGCATATACTTTTACTTTAGTAAATAATAATTCTACCACTGCATACTTCGCTATGGAAGGGGTGAGTTATTGGAATGGTAGTCAATTTGTTTATAAAGATGTATTTAATTCTGCTTCTTTATCATCATTAGTAAACTGTACAGTTGTTAGTGGTTCTACTAATGCGGGATTTATAATAGATCCTAATGCTACTGCTACTTTTGATTTTACTCCTACTGCTACTATAGCGAAAAGTCAAATGAAATTTTCAGCCCCTAATACTATCGTATACAGTGTAGCAGATACTACAGCTTCAGGTTCTTTATTAGGTGTAGATTTAGGAATAAATCCTTAATTTTTTAAACTCTTAGCATATTTATCAATAAAATAACATGTTTAACCCCGGAATAAATGACCCAGGACCATGGCAATGGTTTGTACAAAGAACAGATAATGTTGGTATCCCTTTGATGGAACAAAGGAGAAAGTATATGCAAGAACAACTTCTATTTGAAGATTATATAAGTACCATACATACCGTAAATACTATAGCTGCGGGTGCAGGTGGAGGACCAGCACCAGGAGGAGGAGGACCAGATGTTACTCCTGCAAAAGAAATTTTAGCTGAAAATGGTGATGCTATTTTAGCAGAAGATGGGTTGTATTTAGTAACTGAGTAAGAATTAAAAAATAAAAATAAAAAATGTCAACAGTAAAAATATCAGCATTAAACCCTTTAGTATCAGGTAGTACCTGTGCTGCTGCGGTACTTCCCATTGTAAATGATGGAGTAACCGAGAAAATTTCAATAGATAATTTAAGAGGAACCTTAAGAGGTGCTTCAAACCAAGGACCAGCTAATGCAGCTTTAAATGGGGGTATTAATAATGCTGCTTGTAGGTTAGGAGATAGTGCTTTAGGAGGACAAGATAATGTAGTAAATGTTAATATGAACGCTAGCACAGCTGCTAGTGGTAATTATAATTATAATGGTCCTACCACTATATCATCTGGATCTTTAAGTACTGTTATAGGGGGATTAAGAAATGTAATAGATGTAGCTTCTATAAATATTGCGGCTGGGTATCCGAGAGTACCTAATAGTATAATAAATAGTGTGGGTTCTTGTATTACGGGATCAGCAACTAGTGCTTATGCCGGATTTTACCCTATTGTAGGAGGGGATATGGTAATTGGGGGAAATGGTAATACTATTTCAGGACCAACTGCAAATGGAAATTATGCTAATGGGTTAAATACAATATTAGGAGGATATTCTAATTGTCTTGATTTTCAAAACTCTAACTTAAATGGTTCGGTTTCATCTTATGGTAATGCTATTATTAATTCCCGAAATTCAAGAATAGCTAGAGATAACGCTACTAACAACCCGGGAATGTCCGCAAATTTACTGATGGGGGGGTATTCCCATGATATAGCTAAAAAACAATCAGATGGAAGTGGGGTATTTAATAATAGTATTTTGGGGGGGTATGGTTCTAAAATATATGATACAGTAAAATCTACAATAATAAATGGAAATTCATCTTGTATAGAGCGGGCAAATCAAAGTTCAATTATAGCAGGTAGCAATAATGTAATATCAGGATCATCAGGAGTTGCTTATGATTCAGTCATAATAGGGGGTGATGGGGGTCAAATTAAAAATGTTCAAAGAGCAGTAGTTCTTGGTGGGGGTGGTGTAACTGCAAGTGTCGCAAATGCTGCACACGTTAACCAACTAGTATTTAAAACAGGAGCATTTGGAATACCCACATCCAATCCAAATGTAGCAGGCCAAGTTTGGAACGATGCAGGAACTTTAAAGATTTCATGAGGGTAAAATAAAGCAGAAATTGAAGCTTTATAAAAGCTTGGAAGTTTAAAAAGGTTATATTATATTAGTCACATGAAAAAAAAGTATTCAATTTTCCACATTGAGGGAGGTTTAGGCAAACATATAATGGCTACAGCGGTAGCACAATGTATAAAAAATAATTACCCCGATAGGGAATTAATTGTAGTTTCAGCTTACCCCGAAATTTTTTTAAATATAGATTTTATCGATAAGGTGTACCGCATAGGCAGTACACCTTATTTCTATCAAGATTATATAAAAGGTAAAGATAGTTTTATTTTTAGAAATGAACCTTATTTTACTACCGATTATATAAATCAAACATCACACTTGATTGAGAGTTGGTGTAATCTATTTCAACTTAAATATAATGGAGAAAGTCCACAATTAGTTTTTAATAGAGCCCAAGAATTAGAAGCTACTAATTTTTGGAATAGGGATAAGCCTATTATGGTTATTCAAACAAATGGAGGACCTTTAACACAAGATAGTATTAATTCATGGACTAGGGATATGCCCCCTTTAATATCTAATGAAATAGTTCAATTATATAATAAAGATTATCACATTATGCAAGTAACAAGAGATAATACTTTCCACATTCCAGGAGTAGAAGTAATAACTAATGTTCCTTCAAGTATGATGTTTTTATCTCTTTTAAAATTTTCTCAAAAGAGACTTCTTATAGATTCTAGTCTTCAACATGCTGCCAAAGCTTTTGATTTAAAATCTACTGTTTTATGGATAGGGAATTCTCCTAGTACTTTAGGATATGATTTTCATGATAACATAATAGCAAATTTGCCTAGTAATATAAAGCTTCCTGATTCCTATATGGATAAATATCACATTCATGGTAGCCCACATGAATGTCCTATAAAAGAAGAAGTTATTTTTAATAAAGAAGAAATAATTTCTTCGATTGAAAACCAATAAATTTTTATTATGAAAAAAATATTTTTCCAATCCTCTTTACCAAGAGCAGGTTCTACTTTACTTCAAAATATTATAGGACAAAATCCTAAATTTTATGTAACCCCCACATCTGGGGTATTAGAATTGTTATATGGGGCTCGCAATCACTATACTTCTTGTGATGAGTTTAAAGCTCAAGATAGTGAATTAATGAAAAAAGGGTTTCAAAATTTCTGTGCTCAAGGGTTAAATGGGTTTTTCGAAGGAATAACCGATAAACCTTATATTTTAGATAAAAGTAGGGGGTGGGGTTATTATTATGGTTTTACGGATTTTGTTTATCCTAATCCTAAAATGATATGTATGGTACGGGATTTTAGAGATATTTTTGCTTCTATGGAAAAAATCTTTAGAAAACATCCTGATAGAGCTTCTGAAATGGAGAGAAACCAGGAATTAAAAGGAATAACTACAGAGTCAAGGATAGATATATGGTCATCTAGTCCTCCTATGGGGTTATCTATAGAACGTTTATATCAAACAATAATGGAAGGGAATGCTAAACATATACACTTTGTAAAATTTGAGGAATTCACTAAACAGCCTCAAAAAGAACTTGAAAAAATTTATGAATATTTAGAATTACCTTACTTTGAGCATAACTTTAATAATGTAAAACAGATTACTCAAGAAAACGATAGTATTCATGGCATATATGGGGACCATAATATTAAAAGTAAAGTAAAATATATTCCTAGTGATGCTCAAGAGGTTTTGGGTGAAGTAGCTTGCAATTGGATAAGAAACAATTACCAATGGTTTTACGATTATTTTGAATATGCTTAAAGAAGCGTCATATTAACGTCATATTAAAATTTGGCTGCGCCGGAGATCGTTCGTATATTTACGGGGTAAGGTTGCGGGTGAATCGCGATCGTAATTTAAATTTTTAGTTATGAGTGATTTAATGTTTTCAGATCGTGGTGTTGATGTTCAATTTTTAACAGATGAGCAAATCCAAGAGGTTTGTCCTGTTGCATTTTCAACAACTGTCAGTAGTGAAGTTTCAAAACACTACACCCACATTCCAACTAATCGAGTAATCGATGATATGCGTAAGCTAGGTTGGGATGTTATAGATGCTAGCCAAGTAGCAGCTCGAAAGAAATCCACAGGTGGGTTTCAGAAGCATATGCTTGTTTTCCGCAACCCAGACCTAATGGTTAATGGAAAAGATGGTGATGATGTTTGGCCTCAAATTATCATGACTAATTCCCATGATGGAAAAAATTCATTTACATTTCAAGCCGGAATGTATCGATTTGTTTGTTCAAATGGGTTAGTAATTGCCGATCAAGAATTCGGTAAAATGAAAATTCGTCACATGGGTTACGATTTTGAAACCTTGCGTGAAACAATGAATACGATGGTAGAGAAGCTACCACTTACTGTTGAGTGTATGAATAAGTTTAAAGCTACTGAATTGAGTCAAAATCAAAAATATGATTTAGCTCGTAAAGCACTTGAAACACGATTTAAGGTTCAAGAAAACCAAAAGGTGGATCAGCTTTACAAAATTGATTTAAATGAATTCCTTACCCCAGTGCGTAAAGAAGACGCAGGTAATGATTTGTGGAGTGTGTTTAATCTAGTACAAGAGCGTGTAGTTACAGGAGATTTCGAGTATATTTCCGGTGCTAAATTGCGTAAAGCTCGTGAGATTAAGAACTTTAAACAAGACTTAGATGTGAATCAGAAGCTCTTTGAAGTAGCAAAAGAATTTGCTGCCTAAGAGCCTGTCATATTGTTTGAGGGGGGAGCTGCCACTCCCCCCACTTTCAATTTAATATTTACTAAATGCCTAAAAATACAAACCCATATACAATGAGAACAAAAGATGTAGTTCAAATGGTTCTAGAACAAGCCGACACATATAGTTTAAGAAGTGAAGTTAGGTCTGAAGCTATGGCTATTTTAAAAGAAAATCCTAACATAGATACTGGGTCGGCATATTTAATGGCAGCAATCGAATGGGATGTAGCATGAAAAATTATTGGACTTATAACACAACTATTGAAAATCTAAATATCGAGTATATTTATATCTCGAATGGACATAAATAAGATATTTGGATTGTTTGGTTCTAAACCTGAAGAGGGGGAGGGTAACCTCCCTAACCCCGAGTTAGTTAAAGAGTTAGAAGAAAATCATCCTAGATATTTTTTAGGGATGTTTACTAAACTCATAAATAATCATTTAAATTATCAGGAAGGATTGATCCAAATGTTTCAATCCGTAGATCCCAAATTAGATATGGAGGATGTAAGGGCTGCAGGAGAAAATTTACTTTATAATAGAGCTTGGAAATATATTGAAAATTTTAATATAGAAGATAAGTATTCCCAAGAAATTATAAATGAAAATAGTCCTTTAAAAACAGAATATGCTATAATTTCAGCATTAATATATTTTGAAAAGGAAGAAGAATATGAAAAGTGTGCTTTTCTCAAAAAATTCCTTGATTTTTTAAATCCTACTTCGTAACTTACAAATTAAACATAATAAAATCTATAAAAAATGTATTTTAGAGAACACATAGTTAAAAAGCTCGAACATCTCGAAGCAAAATTAAAGCATATCGAATTCCATACTAGTAGAGGAGACGGTGAAGAAATTATAAAAGTTAAAGAACAGTGTGAAGAACTTGTTGAAGATTTAAAAGCAACCGTAGAACGCGAACCCCGCACCTCTAACGAAGAAAATCGATATTAATATGCTTAACGAAAAACAAATTCTTGCAAATTGGGAAGAATTCTGTTCAAATATTGAACAATATGTAAGTTCTCCGCGAAAGGAATCGCTTCTTGAATTTTATAAAAAATATGAGGAACGAATTTCGATGATGCCTGCAGCCCATAAAAAAGAATACCATAATTCATTTCCAGGAGGTTATGTAGATCACGTAAATCGTGTTGTTCGTTGCTCTCTTAAACAATCCAAATTGTGGGAAAGTGAAGGGGCAGATATGTCTACATTTACTATTGAAGAATTAGTATTTTCAGCCATAAATCACGACTTAGGTAAAATGGGTAATGAAGAATATGAATCTTACATCCCCCAGACAGATAAGTGGAGAAAAGATAAATTAGGAGAGGATTACATGTTCAATAAATCTGTTCCCTTTGCTTCAGTCCCAGATAGGGGTTTATTTATGCTACAATCTCATGGGGTCCCATATACTTTCAATGAAATGTTAGCTATCCAAACCCACGATGGGTTATATGATGTAGCTAATGAAAAATACCTTAAGGCATTTATGCCCGAGCAAAAACCACGTACAGCTTTACCCTTTATTCTCCATCAGGCGGATTTAATGGCCGCTCGTATTGAATTTGAGCGTGAATGGTTACCTAAATTTAAAAATTCCGTGCCCCCCGCTAAGGAAAATTTTACATTGACGAAAGACGTTAAGAAATCTACTAAAGATAAAGCCCTTTCAGAAATTAAGAGCGAAAGCCTTAGAAATTTATTTGACAAATTATGATATCAACAATAGTAATCAGTATATTAAGTGTTATGGTTGTAATCCTAGGATTTACAACCTTTAACCTTCTACGTAAAAATGAAAGGAGTGAAGATATTTTACTCTCCTTTCAAAAATATTTAGATCAGCTTAGTAGAATCATTGAATTTTCCGATGAAAAATTAAAGAAAATTGATGAGCGTGGAATTTTTAAGAGTGATGATGAAATCGGCTTTATGTACGAACAAATCAAAGAACTTCAAAAAGTTCTATCTAACTTTAGGATGGACAAATTATGAGTACATTACCCCCAAGAAAAAGGAAAAAAAAGACTAAAAATCAATATTTTACTCAAGAAACAGAAGATGCTATTGTTAGATACAATGGCTCTTCTGATCCCGAGGAACGAAGTAATATATATCGGGATGGTATCCATTATGGTTTTTTTAAATTGACCGAGAATATTATCCATACATTTAAATTTTATTATACAGAAGTAGATAATATTGAACATCTCCAACACGAAGTAATAACATTTTTGTTGAGTAAAATTCATTTATTTGATGCTACACGCGGGACAAAGGCATTTTCATACTTTGGGACGATTGCGAAGCGGTATTTGATTATACAAAATACAAAAAACTATAAAAAACGAGTAGATAAAGCCCCAATTGAGGATTTACACCATAGTTTAAACCATTCATATGATATAGATTATAATCCTATGGAAAAAGACAATGACTCTATTTTTATGGATAATTATATAGACTATTGTAATTCAGTATTGATTGAGTTATTTCCTAAGATGAAAGATGCCCAGATTGCAGATGCTATTTTATCTATATTTGCTTCAAGAGAACATTTAGATGTTTTTAATAAAAAAGCACTTTACATTTACATAAGGGAAATGGTAGATGCTAAAACTCCTCAAATTACTAAAGTAGCTACAATATTAGGAGATATATATAAAGATAATTATATTTTCTATAAGCAAAATGGTTATACAAAATTTGAAGATAATTCATATTTATAAACAAAATAAATATGGGTCAGCTCGATAAAAAAATCTTTGGTAAGAAAAAATTTTCCGACATATTGGAAGAAATTTATCTAAATCAAAAGAAAAAGGAAGAACAAATTTCGACTCTCATATCAGAATTAAAACCTTTAATTCAAGATATTGGGGATGCTACTTTAATTGTTCCTTTACTTAAGGAATACCTTGAGATATCCGTTAAAAATGATGAACAGCTTATTAAAATGGCTACTATCATCCAACGTGCGGTAAGTCAGGAAGGGGGAGATGATGGGAATTTTGGAATGACCGAAGATGAAAAATACCAGTTACTAGAAGAGGTAAAGAAATTTAAGGACGATAAAAAGAAGTAATGCCTAACTTTCAATATGGCATAGCAGGCCTTTCTCAGGGGGCCCTAAGTAGATACAGTGATACGGTAGATCCCGTAGAAAAATTAATTTTTTCTAGTAGGGTAAAAGATATTATATTAGATGAATCTAACCCTTTATTTGAACAATATGGGGAATGGGCCTCTATAGGAGTTGTTTTAATTGAAGATGTTACCCAACCCACTAATACTAATTCTGTTTTAGCTGCTTATCCTTTATTCCCCAACATTAAGCAATATCCTTTATTAAATGAAGTAGTTGTAGTTATATCTTTACCCTCTACGGGATTAGAAACCAACACTACTTCAAATCGTTTATATTATTTCCCCCCTATAAACATTTGGGGTAGTCAACACCATAATGCTATACCGGGATTTTCCAATTTAGCTCCATCCCAACAGAAAGATTACGAACAAACTTCTGCAGGAAGTGTTAGAAGAGTAACAGATGGTGGCACCGAAATTAATTTAGGGAAAGGATTTGTCGAGCAATTTGACATAAATCCTCTCCAACCCTATATAGGTGATTACATATTAGAAGGGAGGTTTGGAAATTCTATAAGGTTTGGTGGATATGAGGGTAAGGATCCTGTTATAAAAATTCGGAATGGGCAGGGTCCTATTACTAACGAAGGATGGACAACGGTTGATGAGAATATAAATGAAGATAAAGCTTCTATTTATTTATCTACTAGTCAACAGATTCCAATACAACCGAACACCTACAATTATAATTCATACAATGTTGTCCCCGAGTCTACTTCGGAATATTCAAACCCTCAAGTATTAATTAATTCAGGTAGACTAGTATTTAATGCCAATTCTGATAGTGTCTTAATTAGCTCAGCTAAATCTATAGGATTAAATTCTCAAGATTCTGTTAACATAGATAGTCAAAATGTTTTTGTTGTAAATTCTCCTAGTATACTTTTGGGAGATAAAGATGCTACAGAACCCTTATTAAAAGGGGATGTTACTATAGAATTGCTTTCTGAATTGGTAGGTGAAATGAGGAAATGGATGACCCAATTTAATGCTAACCCTTCTCCATATTTAGCTTATTTAAAGGCTTCATCAACTCCCCTAATTGGTACTTTAGTTAAATTAAAGGCAGATTTAGAAACTAAAACTAAATCTAAAGTAAGCAAAACTATCTAATGGCTAAGATTGAAGAAAATACCATTACTAACGCTACTCCTGTAGAATCTAAAGAGCAAGGATTAGCAGTATTAGGAACTATAGTTACTAATCAAGCAATGACTTTTGCTGAAAGGATGATTCCTACCTTAGAGAGAAAGATTAAAGATGAAGTTAAAAGGCAAGCTACAGCACAAGCTACATCATTAGCACAACAACAACTCTCAGAAGTTACAGATAAATGCCCCCCTGAAGTGGAAAAATTAATAAAGATTAGAAATAATATAGTAGAGCAAGCAGATTCTATAGTAAAAACTATAGATAAGATATCTACTACAATAACTAAAGCTTCTACAGGAATTAATATCCTTGTAGGCATAATAAAAGGTTTAAAAATAGCAAAAACAGCTGTTTCAGCAGGCTCTAAATTTGCTGCTGTGGTTCCGGGGTTTGTAGCCTCTGGGATAAGCGATTTGGATGATGCAGTTACTAAGAAAACATTTGATATAGAAGGAAACTCTAAAATTACACCTATAGCGGACGCTATAAATGGGATTGCAGTTCCTATAGCTTTAATTAGTTTCTACATATCTAAATTTTTATCATTAATATCAATATTGGATGCTTTAGTAGGAGATTGTAGTGCCAATTTGGTTCTCTCCCCTATATCCGAGGATTTAATAATAATAGCAGAGACCCAGGATCAGGCAGAACAATCACCAAATTCATCCCTTTATCAGGGATTTATTCTAGAAACAGAAATAGTCCCTTATTCCCCTACAGTAGATAGAAGGAGAGCAATTGGTAAAAATCAAAGTGGAATTATAATGATTCAAACAGAACTCTCATTTACCCCCATAGATCAGGTAATGATAAACGAATTAAAATTTATTATCGACAGAGATAATTTAAGAGCTAATTAAGTAAATATTTATAAACAATGAAATCACAAGCATTAAAATCTTTAATTAAGGAGGCCGTTAAAGAAGCCATCCAAGAAGAACTAAAAGAAGTATTATTAGAGGCTGTAAGGGCTCCTAAACAAACCGTAATGGAAACCCCTACATATTCACCTACAATTTCATCACCTCAACCCGTAACAGAGGATAGAAAAGCAAAATATCGAAATATTTTAGGAGAAACTGCTCAACAATTTTCTTCCCAACATGTTCAACAGTTTAACCCTCAAGGAGCAATGCCGGGGGGTGATTTACCAAATGGAGAATTAGGGATGGACCAAATTATGGGTCTAATGAATAGTAAGTAATGGCTATAAAAGTTGGAAATATACCTGCGTTTGATCAACATCCCTCTATAGGGATAGGATTATCTGTGCCTTTCCAATCAACTGCTACTTCAGGGTCAGATTCAGTATTTAATATAAATTATACTACCGCCGAACAAATTAAATATAATATTATTAATTATTTTTTAACTAGTAAAGGAGAAAGGGTATTTAATCCCACATTAGGTAGTAATATAAGGGGATATGTATTTGAACCTAATGATCCCTCTACTCTTGAAATTTTAAAAAAAAATATTGAGAATGATATAACCTTAATTTTTCCTATGGTAAAATTGCAAGAAATTAAAACATTCTCAGACCCCGAATATTACAATATTACAGTTCAAATCTTTTACTCAGTATTTTCGAGTCTAAATGAATTTGTAGAATTTAACATGCCCCTATAATGCCATATCCTTTAACAACTAATAATAACGGAGTCAATAGAAATATTGAATATATTAATAGGGATTTCTCCGAAATGAGATCAAATCTTATATCTTTTGCTAAGACTTATTTTCCTACTACTGTCACTGATTTTAGTGCTGCTTCTCCGGGAATGATGTTTATCGAAATGGCTTCTTACGTGGGGGATGTTATGGCTTTCTACACGGATAATCAGATTCAAGAAAATTTTGTTCAGTATGCTAAACAGATAAATAATTTATACGATTTATCTTATATGATGGGTTATAAGCCATCAGTAACTAGTGCTGCTACAACAGAATTAGACATTTTTCAAACTTTACCTGCCATATATAATACTAATACCGGAGAATATGTGCCCGATTTTAGATATGCTTTAATTATAAATGAAAACTCATCTGTTACAGGTACATCGGGAGTTCCCTTTTTATTACAGAATAGAGTAGATTTTAGCCAATCTAGTTCTCTAGACCCTACTACCGTATCAGTGTATGAAATATCAGGAACCAATCCAATTTCTTTTCTTCTTAAAAAGAATGCACAAGCTATTTCAGCCACTATTAATAGTACTAATATTTCAATTGGTGATCCCGAACAATTTAATACTTTTAATGTTACAACACAGCAACCTTTAGGAATACTAGATGTTTTAGATAGTGATGGGAATGAATGGGTTGAAGTGGATTATTTAGCTCAAGAAACCGTATTTGAGTCTATTAAAAATACTAATCCTTACCCTAATGACCCTAATACTGAAGAAGATTCTGCTGAGGTGGGGTATCTTTTAAGATTAAAGAAGGTTCCTAGGAGATTTGTTTCTAGATTTGTTAGTAGTAACAATTTAAATAGTGGTTCTGCTACATTACAATTACAATTTGGTGCGGGAACTGTTAATGATTACGATGAACAGATTATCCCCAATCCCAATAATGTAGGAATAGGACTTCCTTATGGTCAAGATAGATTAACAACTGCCTATGCTCCTACTAATTTTATTTTCGATAAAACTTATGGTGTAGCTCCTTCAAATACTACTTTAACAGTAAGATATTTAACCGGGGGAGGGGTTGCTGCTAATATACCTGCTAATACTTTAAATAGCATTGGTAATACTTCTACCGTTTTATTTTCTACAGATAACCTAGATCCCACTTTAGCCCAAACTACGTTTAATTCTCTAACAACTAATAACCCTAACCCTGCAACAGGAGGGGGGGATGGGGATTCTGTTGAGGATTTAAGACTCAACTCCCTAGCAAGCTATGCTTCCCAGCTTAGAAATGTAACTCAAGAAGATTATTTGGTAAGAGCCTATAGTCTCCCATCTCAGTATGGGTCTATAGCTAAAATATACACCGAATCACCTAAACTTGAAAATACCCTCCCAGGGGAAAGCAATTCTATATTAGATTTATATGTTTTAGCTTATAATGATAGTAAGCAATTGGTAAATGCTACTAAAGCCCTAAAACAAAATCTATCTACCTATTTATCCCAATATAGGATAATAAACGATTCCGTTCGAATTAAAGATGCCTTTATTATTAATATAGGTGTTGATTTTGAAATTGTAGTACTTCCTAACTTTAATAGTAACCAAGTTCTTTCTGCATGTTTTTCTCAGTTAATATCCTATTTTAAAGTGGATAACATGCAAATTAATCAACCTATTCTTATAAATGAACTTTATTTACTTCTTAACTCAGTTGAAGGGGTTCAAAATGTAAAAAATGTTAGTTTTAATAATAAAGTAGGTGAAAGTTTAGGGTATTCTAAATATGCATATGCTATAGAAGGGGCTACCCAAAATGGGGTGGTATATCCTTCCCAAGATCCCTCTATTTTTGAAGTTAAGTTTCCTAACACCGATATAAAAGGTAGAGTAGTACCCCTATAAAATATAATTATGGCAATAGATCCTAGAAATTTCCACTTAATAAACTCTTTTAATAAAACTAGTTTAGACCTTGAAAATCCTAATCCTTTAGGAGGTCCTAATAGAACTAACTCAACTAATATTGAATCAGGACAGTATGCTAATATAAACTATACTTCAGGAGGGTCTATTAATACTGTTACCTTGCAACAATGGACACCTAACAGAACCTATTTAGATAGTTTAAAAAGTGCAGAAATTAATAGAGAACGATAAACTAGAATACCCAATACTATTAGAAAATAAAATAATATGGCTGTATACAAAATTTTTCCCGAAAAAGATGCTTCTATTTATTCTCAATTTCCCCTACTAAACACAGGGGTAGATGAAATTCTAGATGTTTCTACTTTCTACAACTCTGCTAATGCTCAGGTGAGTAGGTTTTTAATACAATTTTCTCAAACAGAAATAAATGATTTATTAGATACTAGAGTAGGAACGGCTTCATTTAAAGCTAATTTAAAAACTTATATAGCAGATATAACGGGTTTAAATTCTACTACTACTTTAGAAGTCTATCCTATATCAGGCTCATGGAATATGGGTACAGGCAGGTATTCTAATGTACCCCAAACTCAAAATGGGGTATGTTGGACTTCTAGATTAAGTGCTAATGATGGAAATTGGCCTACTACTTTCCAAACCTATGCTACATCTTCATACCAACCTAATAACCCAGGAGGGGGTACCTGGTATACAGGGTCTGCACTAGGTTTAAATATTACTCAATCCCAAGAATTAAGTTATTCAAGTGATAAAGATTTAAATGTAGATGTAACTAATACCATTTTAACTTGGTATAGTGGGTCTAATCCTTTAGGAGGATTTTTTTTCCCAAATGATGGGTTTGTAATAAAACAATCCGATGAAGATGAGTTCGTAGCCGATCGAAATTATGTTACTACAGTGAAGTACTTTTCTATAGATACACATACTATATATCCACCACAACTCGAGGTCAAATGGGATGACTATGTGTTTAATACGGGATCTAACAGTAACGGTATAATAGACACTTCTCGTATAGTAGCATCCTTAGATAATAATGCTGGAACCTATCGAAGAGGAAGTATTGAAAAATTTAGAGTAAATTGTAGACCCCAATTCCCACCACGAGTTTTTCAAACTGCATCTATTTATACTAATAATAATTACCTCCCTACAGCTTCATATTATGCTGTAAAGGATTTGGATACTAATGAATTTATAATAGACTTTGATACCACCTATACCAAAATAAGTGCGGATGATGAGAGTAGCTATTTTACTTTATACATGAATGGGTTAGAACCTGAGAGGTATTATCAAATTCTTGTTAAGACTGAGGTAGGGGGTGAGGTTTTAATTCTAGACGATAATTACTATTTTAAAGTTATAAATGGTTGATCATCCTATTACATATAACTCAGGAAGTGAATTAAAGTTAAATAAAAAACTTTATAACAAATCCGCTTACCTTAATACTATTGATACTCAATTTACTGAGTTAGTTCCTCCACCTCCTCCTGTAGTAGAGCCTGTTAGTGTTGATGAATTCTTTGTACTATACAATGATTTATTTTATGAGATACCTAAAGAAGGTGAAGTTAATTCCCATCAATATTTAATAAAAACTAGTGTAGAATATGTGGGTTCCCAATCTACATCAAATGATATTCAAGCTTTGCTAAACGAAATTACAACATTAAGAGAAGAAAATCTAGTCTTACAGCAAAGTATAGCAGACCTAACCCTACCAACAAATGATAACACTAACGCCATTAGCTAATCCTGAAGGGGCTACTCAACAAGAATATAATGCTTCTCAAGAAGTACTTATTCCAATAGTAAATTCTACTTCGGAATTTGATTCTATTACTGATCAAGTAATATTCTCTGTTGAGACTGTTACGGGGGATTTGCTAGCTAGTAAAAAAATATCTAATTTTAATATTAGAAATTATAAAAATACCACAGATGAAGAAAATATATCTTCTGTTGTAGTATTCCCTATCCAAAATATTAAGGAATTAGATTATAATGAGGGAGTATATAATGTCTATTACAATTTTTACAAATCCGCTTTAAAGTCTGATCAGTATAGTTATTTTATCCAAACTATTTCTCCTAGTAGAACAGAATTAAGGATTTCAGTTAATAATGTGCCTAATGAAGAAGTTGAAACCCTAACTCAGAATTTTAGTTCTTCACTAGATATAGAGGGACTATTTAAAGATTTTTATGTTGAAATAGGGGGTTCTTATTATATAGCTAATAATATATTACTAGATACTTCTACCGAAGAGTATAGTATTTTACTTAAATTATATCAACCTCTCCCTCCTTCTATTAATATTGATGATCAATTACAAGTAGTATTTGAGTCTGCTGAAACTGTAGGGTTTAATATTAATTTACCTCCTTCTCCTATTATAATTGAGGACGATGTACAACATATTAAAGGTCCTAATTTTAGTTACCAACTTTCGGATCAAGTTAATAATTCTACAGAAGAGCAGGATTATAATTTATTAATTAATAATACTCAATTAACCTCTTCATATAACGAATTAGAAAACATTCTAAATCAGAAGGGTATAACTGTTAATGTAGATTATACTAATTTTGATAATTTTATCCAATTTAGTTCAGCTGAACAAAGGCTGTTAAATTTTTATTATAAAGTAGGGCAGATTGAATCTTATAACAATAACATAAGTTCCTTATTGGAAATCTCCTCCCCAGGGGGTACCGTATCTTCATCAGAAGCTTCTTATCAGTCTCAAATAACCGAAATTATCCAAAATTTTGATGGATACGAAAACTATTTATATTATACATCAGGGACTTTAGCTTATCCTAAATCTAATTCTATCCAACCGTATAATCTACAATCCACAGGTAGTTTAGAGGTATTAGAGTGGTTGGGTAGTAATAATGAAGATAGCATATATTATGGAGGTATATTAAATTCAGCTTCATACTATGATGATGAAAATCAGGATAATTTATGGAATACTGTTCCTACTTATTTAAGAGAAGATCCAGCTAATTCAGGGTATGAATTGTTTTTAAATATGATAGGGCAACATTTTGACATCCTATATTCATATATAAACACATTAACTGATAGGTTTAATGCTGATAATAGGTTAGATTTTGGAATTTCTAAAGATTTAGTAGCAGATGCCCTAAGAGGGGCAGGATTAAAATTATATCAAAATAATTTTTCATCAGATGATTTGTATTCAGCTTTATTAGGTATAAATGCTTCCGGAAGTTTACTGCCTCCTACAGGATCTGAAGTGATTACTAACTATGTTACCTCTTCTAATGTTGCTTATCCTTTAGAGAATGTAAATAAGGAAACTTATAAACGTTTATACCATAACTTACCTTATCTTCTAAATAAAAAAGGTACAGTTGCAGGTTTAAGAGCACTTATAAACTGTTTTGGGATCCCCGATACTATTCTAAGGATTTCTGAGTTTGGGGGTAAGGATAAGGATAATACGAACGATTGGGATTACTTTCAAGATAGATTTAGTTATTCTTTATATGCCAACTCCTCGGCACAAGTAATTGCACCTTGGACTTCCTCCCTATTCAGTACTGAAGATGCTCCTGATATAATATTTTTTAGGTTTAAAACAGATGGGGTTAGAAACTCAGAACCCCAAGTTTTACTACAAAAAGATTCTTCTGATCCTTCAATACCTGATTTTAGATTAATTCTCCAACATACAGGATCCGGAACTTTAACTAGTGGATCATATTCGGGATCAATTCAAAGTCAAAGTGCAGATTATGGCACTTTAGAATTTTCTATTGGAAATCCTGCTGCCGGAATTTCATGTTCTCTTAACCAACCCTTTTTTAATGGGGATTGGTGGAGTGTAGGTATTTCTAAAACAAGATATGAATATACTTTATTAACGGGTCAAAACATATATGATGGAGATGATGGGTTTGAAATTGGGTATTTTACTTCTAGTATTACACCTAATGGGGGTGTATCCACCTCAAATAACTCTTGGTATAATTCTGGGAGTTTAAAATTAGGAAATGAAATACCTATAACTGTCCCCTATAATGTAAATAATACTCTATTTCAGGGATATTACCAGGAATTAAGATTTTATAATGATCCTTTATTTTATAGGGATGGAGATGTAGAGAGGGTATTTAAGGATTTTGTTATGAATTCTACTTCATTAGAAGCTAGATCACTAACCGGATCAAATTCTTCATTCAATAGTTTATCTTTTAGAGCGGCTTTAGGAAACGAACTCAGAACATCAGGGAGTTTATACATCCCTAATATGGATATTACGGTTTTTGAGGGGGGACTCCCAGTAAATGTGCCTTTTAGTTTACCATTATCTGATGATGGATTCTTATCCGCTTTATCAATCCACCCTGCAGTTACTGCGAGTTCGGCTTTATTAATTAGTCAGTCATTTGGGAATAATAGTGAATATACAATTTCCGCTTCTGTAAGTCCCGCTGCTTATTTAGTGGGAGAAAAAGATTTTATTTATTATGATCAACCTGCAGTTGGGATTAAGAATAGAATTTCAGAAAAAATCAGACCTTCTGATTTAATTCTACCTTCGGGAAATACTTTATCCCCTTATAGAAGTGTTCAACAAAACTCCCCAAAGAAAGAAAACTACACACTAGATACAAATTATGTTGAGATTGCATTTTCTCCACAAAATGAGGTTAATAACGACATAAATTCTACGTTGGGATACTTTAATATAGGTGAGTATATCGGAGACCCCCGTCAATTGTCCGAGTCCGTTGATTCATATCCTGACTTGGATAAATTACGCGATACTTACTTTGAGAAATACTATACTAACTACGATTGGAAAGATTATATAAGACTTATTAAGTACTTTGATAATTCTCTCTTTAAAATGATCAACGATTTTATTCCTGCTAAAACAGGATTAGCATCAGGAGTAGTTATAAAACAACATTTACTTGAAAGAAATAAAGTAACCCCTCCACAAGTTACCTATTCCGAACCTTATTATACAGGATCTATAGATACAGCATTTATAAGTGGAGGTACTGGAGGCACATTTAATGAATTAAATAGGAATTTTTCTAATGCTGCTACCCTTATTATGAGGGAAGCTGAATCTTATGTAGTAGATAGGTCAAATTTGGGTAGTACCGTAATTAATGGGTTTGGAGCTTCCTTTGGTAGTTATGGAATAACAGGAAGTGATAATGGACTTGAAGTTCAAGAGGTAGGACAAACTACTTATCCTTTTATAAATACTTTACCCATTCCTGTATATTTTGATTTTAGCTTAGAAGGAACAGTTTCTGGGAATAATTTAAATGAAGGAGAAATCCAAATATTTTCAGATCTTAGATTTACTACAGGATCTAATAAATATTTAGATAAACGAAATGCCGGAGCTATATATTCGGCTTCATTAGGAGATATTTCAGTAGGTAATTCTATTTCAATTAGTGCTACCAATTTAATAATATACCCTAATGAGCGTCTTTCAATAGCCATTAGTGATTCGGATAATAGTTCTGAAGATATTATTCCTTGTAGTGTAACTTTTTCCCCTACTTCGACAGTTTATGATCCTACCCTAAATAGTCAAATATGGTCATCTTCAGTAGATACACTTGTAGGCCCTCAAACTATACTTAATTCTTCTCAATATGAATTTTATAATGGAGAATTTAGCGGAAGTGAAGTTTTAGTTACTGATGGAGAATTGACTCTTCCCCCTCCTTCAGTAGGAATTGAAGATCATATAGGATTATATAATGCGGTTAGGGGATGTGTATTTGAACCTGAGTATTTAGCCCCTAATGAAGGTCTAACTTCAATAGATGGGTTTATGCAAATATTTTGGCCCTTATATGAATTCTCAGATTCTACTCCTGAGGGGTATGTAAGAAATCCTGCGGCTACCCCAGTCCAGATAGCATTTAGAAATGATGATAGTGGGAATTATAATAATAGTGAATATTTTAATTACCTTTCCTCAGGGGATACCATTACTTTAAGGCAAAAAAATCTATCTCAAGCAGGGATGCTTCACCAATTTACTATTGGGGGTACTTCAATATTAGAAACAGGTGGGGGTACCATAAAATGGTATGTATTCACTATTTCAAATTACTTACCTAGTACTAGTCCTTTTAATTTAGTTGGTGAATTAATAACTACCTATGGTAATCCACCTTATTTTATGGGTATTAACTTTGAACTTATGGTTGATGCTTCAGTAATAAATCAAGAAGCCTTCCCGGATATTAATCCTATACTCAATAATGCCCCTAATAATAGATTATCTGCTATTTATCAAGATGTAGATTATGCAAATAATTTTATAACCCCTGTGAATTTTAATTTACTTTTAAATGGAGTAGGTTCTAAGTTTCCAATTCCTGATTCAAACTATAGACAAAGAGGATGGTCTAATGGTAGGTATAACGGTAGTAGAAATAGTTCAACAGATTTTAATAAATAAAGAAAATGGCATTACCACCTCCTTCAAATCCTCAATCTCAAGTAAATGCTTCAATTGAACAACAACAGTTGAATAATTTTTTGGGCCCCGTAAACGGTGCCTTAGGAGGATTACCTGTGGCTGAAAGGAATCAAAGTTATTTTGCTGTTTTTATAGGAACGGGAGGTACAGGTCCCGAGATTATAGATCAAACCGCTGTGTTTATTACTTATCTAGTTGATGAAAATGGTAATGTAAGTAAACCATCAGAAGATTATGATTCTTTATATAATTTAATTCAAAATTTTGAAGTAGGGAAAAATGCTATCGTTAGAAATGATGCACCTACTGCTTTAAATGGTAATATAGCAGGGAACCATTTAATTACTGCTATTGGTAGACAACAACCTATTTTATATACTCAAACCGGATCAAGTGAGGGGGCTAATGTAATTACTTTGGATTTTTTTTCGGAAGTAAATGATGTTGATATTCCTCGTATGGAGGGGAACATGGTACATGGAGGATTTAATTCTACCAATGTGGGGGATTGGAATGTAGTAGATAATTATAACACCCCAAACTCCGATCCTGATGTAACTGCTGCAAATTATAATTCAGTCGAAGGTACTTATACTGTAAACTCAGCGGGGATTGGAGCAACTCAAAATTTAACATTTAAAGTGACTGCACAATTTCAAAATGACTATTATGCCTCTATACCCGTATTATTACGAATAAAACGAGATGCAACAGTTATTGCTGCTGCAACTTATGTAGTTCCAGGATTGAATTTTGGGCCGGATGCGATTGGTGACACGGTTGGATTTGGATTTTTAAACACGGGAGCTAATCCTCTTGAAATTATACAAACATCTGCGGATTTTGGAAATGATCCTATAGGTAACGATCCTGTATATACTGTTGATGTATATTTTTATTTGGACTCGATAGATGTAACATTTCTCCAATTCGAAGTCATTAACCAAAATCCATCACCTACCCAACCTGTAGTTACTAGTTTTTGGCAAAATAATAGTGGTAACAATTTATGGCTAACCGCCTCAAATGATCTTTCTATTAATTATAATAGTGTGCCGGGCCCCACCCAGGAATGTTTAGATTTTAACTTTTCTCCTATAGAAACTCCTTTTAATGTGCAAGTAGGGGATAGAATAAGATTTGAATATAACCCCAATACTGAGTATTTGGTTTATGAAGTAATCGAACCTCCATCAGATAATGAGGGTTTATTAAGATTAAGATTAAATGCTCTAATCCCCCATTCAGTTAATTTAGATAATTTTGTTTTACATAGGGTAAACACAAATGACCCTGCTTATATAATTTTAGATGTAATGAAAAATGATTTAGTAGGAGATATTCAAAACTTTAATGGAGTAATTTTACCCGAATATCCCACTAAAAGATTAAAAGATAATTTAGATAATATTATTATTGATTTAAAATCAAGAGGAATAATAACTGATAATGAAAACTAAAAAATACTAATATTTATAACCACATATTTACAAACAATGGGATATTTAAATAATTCGGTAGTAACAGTAGATGCTATCCTAACAAACAAAGGCCGAGAGCTTTTAGCAAGAGGAGATGGTTCTTTTCGAATCACTCAATTTGCTCTCTCAGATGATGAAATTGATTATACGTTATATAATCCAACCCACCCTTCAGGAAGTGCTTTCTATGGTCAAGCTATAGAAAATATGCCTTTATTAGAGGCTTTTCCTCAAGAAACTCAAAATTTAAGATATAAAATGGTAACTTTACCTAGGGGTACTGCAAAAATGCCAGTACTTGATTTAGGTTTTTCTGAGGTTACTTTAAAGCAGGGTGCTTCATTAGCTATTACACCACAAACTCTTAATTACTTAGGTAATAATCAAGTATTTGAAGCAAATGGTTATACTGCTACTATAGCTGATGTTAGAGTATTAAATACCTTTAATGGTGTTGGAATACAGACAGATGCTGCTAGAGCATTAAATCAGACTGAAACTCTTGGAACTAACGTTTCACAAACTGTTGTAGGTACTACCATTAATTTAACTGCTACTACCGTAAATACTTTATTTGGAATTAATTCTTCAATAAGTACTACTTTACAAATTGTAGGTAGAGATAGTGGAGCCCGAATTACAATCCCCGTAAGAATAACACAAACTAACGCATAATGTCATTTAAAGCCTTTGAACCCGACGATTTTTTAATCAGTGCCGATAGTATTACTGCTGGGGCATGGGTTAATAATACCCCTACATTAACAAATTTTTTTACCTCTTCAATACAAGAAGGTTCAACTAGTGGTAATTACTATTTAAGCATATTCCAAACTGGATCTAATTTAGAAGGTGCAGCAGTCCAATTTAATATTGCCTTTGGAGATTCAGCAGGATCAGGATCGGTTTTATATGATGTAGGAATTAATGGGAAATCTTATACTTCAACAGTATTTGGTCAATGGCAAAATATTGTTTTAGGAGATGAAAATAATAATTTTACTTTTGGAGGTGTAACTCCTGTTACTCAAAGTTTTTATGCTATAGCTGTAGAAAGAGCTAACTATAAAGGAAGTATCTTTCCTGGAACTTTAGATCTAAGAATTAGTGGTTCTAATGAAATTAGACTTACTGATAATAGTAATGATGTTTCTACTATAATATATAATGAAGCAGGAAGAGTATTTCAAATAGTTTCGGGATCTGCAGGAAGCGCAATTACCTCAACAGATTCAGCACCTAATGCTGTGGCTCCTGGAATGACCGTATCGGGTTCTTATGGGTTATTTTTACCTGATGTAGGAGCTATTATTTTAAATGCTGCTGCTTTAGATTTATCTGCAGTAGACGGAGGTTCAGTATTAGGAACTTTATATGATTCCGATACTGCTAATGATAATAATAATTTATTATACAACGCTATTTCTTCTTCAGGTAATTTTACATTAAACAGTCAAGAAAATATAACTTCAGACTATGTTTTTGTAAGAGCACGAAATAGTGAATTTAATTATTCAGAGAATCCTTCATTTATATCAGGTTCAACAGGACAAGTACTTTATAATAGTTTTATAAATGCTCCTCAAACGTTTCTTACTACTGTAGGAATGTATAATGATACAAATGAATTAGTAGCGGTTGCTAAATTAAGTAAACCACTTCTTAAAGATTTTACAAAAGAAGCACTTATAAGAGTTAAGTTAGATTTCTGATGAATGAGCTATTTAAAAACACTTACTACTTTAGATGTAATCATAACCCCATTTGAGGTTAATAAAGCTTTTTCCTTCTCAGGGGAGAGTGAATTAACTGGGTCTAATGTAGAAATCGATAGGTTTTTAGGATTAAAAATAACAGGATCAACATTTCCCTCAGCTAGTGAACCTACAACAGGTCAAATTTCTACTGAATATCAGAGATTAATATATGATTCTGTTAAAGAATTATATTATTCTAATAATATAGGAGTAAATGGAGAAAATTATCCATTAGGGGCACCCTCCGCAACTTCTAGTTTGGTTCCTGGGGTAGATGTTAATGGGGATAGATATATAGGAGCCTCATCTTCAACATCTCGTTATTGGAATTATCCCCAAACTACTTTATCTTATAATAGATATTTTCCAACAAGTTCGGGGGATATAATTGGGGTTATATCTATACCTTCTAAATTATACGGAAGTAATATACAACCTAATTCTTTTATACTCTCATCTGAAAGTGGGAGTATAACGGATGATGGGGAAGGAAATTTAATATTGAATAGTGATCCCTCTCTAATATGTGGAAATATAATTTACCCCCAAGGTATAGCTATTATTACAAATGGTTATGATGATGTAGCTTATGGACAATCAGCCTATGGTTTAAGTATATATGGGGGTATAACTGAAACTGGTGATAATATTAATAATTTTATTACCTCTAGTAATGCTTCAGTTTCATTTTCATCTTCATTTGATATTTTTGAAACTCAATATAAATGTACTATCAGGGCTAATGAATTTAATTATTCACTAAACCCAAGTTTATTAACTACATTTGGTCAAGATAAAATCCTTACCTCGGGGAGTAATACTTACCAAAAATTTGTAACAGGGCCTGATTTTAGCCCTTATGTTTCTACAATTGGTTTATATAATGAAAATCAAGATTTAATTGCAGTAGGAAAATTATCTCAACCTCTTCCTACCTCACAAACCACAGATACCACCATACTTATAAACATAGATAGATAATATCATGGCAAAAGAACTAGAAAATATATTTGACCCCGGAAGTGATGAAATTGTTCAAAATTTTACTATCAATTCATGGCATGTCTCCCAATCCGTAGATGCTTTAACGGGAGCTGAAGCTTATGATATTACTATAAGTGGAAGTTTAGTTGTAACAGGTAGTACTTCACTATCAGGAAGTGTAGATATCCAAGATCTTCCAGACCAAACAGGTGAACCTAAAGTATTAGTGGTTAATGGTGATGGAACTGTAGGGTATAGTACTAATGTTAATGGTTCTTCGGGAACATCAGGTTCTTCGGGAACATCCGGTTCCTCGGGTACTTCAGGAGAAACAGGGGCAACAGGTCCTTCAGGTTCTTCGGGTACTAGCGGTTCTTCGGGTACTAGTGGTTCCTCAGGTACTAGTGGTTCATCGGGTACTAGTGGTTCATCGGGTACTTCAGGTACATCGGGTTCATCGGGTACTTCAGGTTCATCTGGTACTTCAGGTTCTTCGGGTACTAGTGGTTCCTCAGGTACTAGTGGTTCATCTGGAACTTCAGGGGTTACTTATGAAGGAGATGGTGGAATGGTATTTGTAGAACCTGGGGCTTTTACCTCAGTTAGTATAGAAGATTATTATTATCCTGAAAATGATTCTTGGGATATTCAATGGGTAGGAGGACAAGATCCAACAGTAAATGGAAAAATATCAGTCAACTCTACTGCAGTTGAAAATGTTACAGTATTAAAAATTGCGGGAAATAACTTGAGTGGTACTACCATAGCTACTATTGCTGATATTGTTAGGGGGAGTAAAATTTATTTTGATGGAAATAATACCCCAGCAGTAACATATGTTGCTGAGGGTCCCGCAGTACAAATTGGTTATATTGGTTACCCTTTATATCAGGTAAATGTTTCTGTTTTTGAGATTTTAACCGGTGGAAGTTGGAATGTCGGATCCATATATGATTTTAATATTATCAATCCATTAAATATAGTAATCCCTAGGGGTTATGAAAAATATGAAATTTCATATGAATCAAATATATCTTCACCTCTTGGTGGAGTAACGGCACCTATTAGACTTATAGTTTCTGGGGGAAGTAATGTAGGAGATCTTTCTATGGTAGAATTTAGGGGAGTTAGTACTAATGGAGATTTTGATCAGTATGCTGATCTCCAATATGGCACTGTAAGTGGTTCTCTAGAGGAGAATAGTAAATATATATCACTTAATAATACTTTTGATACAGGATCGGGATTTTTAACCTTCCAAGTAGCCCAATCAGGATCTAATATAGGATTTATGTTATTAGGTTATAACGAATATAATTAAAATACAATAAATGAATTGGTTATATAATAATGAAGAAATCACAGATATATCACAATTTCCACTTGGAACATTTGGATTTATCTATGAAGTAAGTACCCCCAAGGGTAAAAAATATATTGGAAAAAAAGTTTTATATCACAACAAGAAAACAAAACTCAAAAAATCCGAACTAGCAGAACAAAGCGGTCGGGGGAGAAGAGCATTGCATAAAATTGTAAGTAAAGAAAGTGATTGGAAAAAATATTATGGATCTAATAAACATCTAAAAAACCAAATCGCTGAAGGTGAAGTTACGCTGGAAAGTTTGGGTAAACAAATTATAGAGATAGGTTTTAATAAAAAACATCTTACTTATCTGGAAACTAAATATCTATTCCAGTTTGGAGTGTTGGAGAATCCCGAAATATATTATAACGATTCAATTTTAGGTAAGTTCTTTACCAAAGACTTGGATTTTTAAATTCCTCAGCGTATATTCACGCATATGGTAAATCACCT